GTTTTCCGGATGCGCCCTCAGGGTGTCAGCCCGGACGCTCTCCGCAGCGAAGCAAGGAGGGAGCGGAGCGTCCGGGTGACGGGTGCCCCTGCGTAGGCGCGGAGGAAATATGCGGCGCCCCGCCCCTGCTTAGTGAGGGGAGGAACGAGGACGGTCACTGCCCCTCGCCTGTAGCCCTAACCAAGCAGAGAGAGGACTAGTCCTCGTGCGCAACCTTCACGGTCACGCCGTTGAAGGTGACGGTGTCGCCGGGATGCAGCTGCTTGCCGCGTGCTTCCTCAATGTCGCCGTTGACCTTTACCAGGCCGTGCTGAATGACCTCGCGTGCCTGCGCGCCGTCCTCTACGAGGTTGGCGAGCTTGAGGAACTGGCCGAGGCGGATCATGTCGTCGCGAATAAAAATTTCTTCCATGCTCTCTAGTTTATCCCGCCGGGTGCATCCTGGCGTCCGGCAAAAATGGGGGAGTGGTGGGTCGGGTAGGCATACCCAGGGGTGGGGTGGTGATGGTACCCTAGTGTCTTGCATCAAAAAGTGTGCATATTGCGCCGATGAGCGCGAATACGGGCGCCCCGTTCTGGGTTGCGTCCCTTATGAACCCGAACTCACGCACGTCACAGCCGGTGGCGGGGCAGAAGGAGTAACTATGGCTGAAAAGTCCACCCTCGATAACGTTATTGCGCTCGCGAAGCGCCGCGGCTTTGTTTTCCAGGCCGGTGAAATTTACGGCGGTTCCCGCTCCGCATGGGACTACGGCCCCCTCGGTGCGGAGCTGAAGGAAAACATCCGTCAGCAGTGGTGGCAGCGTTTCGTCCGCTCTCGTGCGGACATGGTTGGCCTGGATTCCTCCGTTATTCTGCCTCGTGCGGTGTGGGAGGCGTCCGGTCACGTGGCGACCTTCACCGACCCGCTGGTTGAGTGCCTGTCGTGCCACAAGCGTCTGCGTCAGGATCACCTGCTGGAGAACTTTGAGGCGAAGAAGGGCCGCGCGGCTGAGGGTATGGAGGAGATTGCTTGCCCGAACTGTGGTACTCGTGGTGAGTGGACTGAGCCGCAGAACTTCTCCGGTCTGATGAAGACTTACCTGGGCCCGGTTGATAATGAGGAGGGTCTACACTTCCTGCGCCCGGAGACCGCTCAGGGTATTTTCGTGAACTTCAACAATGTGGTCACTGCTTCTCGTAAGCGCCCGCCGTTCGGTATTGGCCAGATTGGTAAGTCGTTCCGTAACGAGATCACTCCCGGTAACTTTATTTTCCGTACTCGTGAGTTCGAGCAGATGGAAATTGAGTACTTTGTGCACCCGGATGACGCTGATAAGTACTTCAACGAGTGGGTTGAGGACTGCTGGAACTGGTTCGTTGACCTGGGTATCAACCCGGATAACATGCGCCGCTTCGACGTTCCTAAGGAGGAGCGTGCACACTACTCGGCTGGCACTATTGACGTTGAGTACCGCTTCGGCTTCCAGGGTTCCGAGTGGGGCGAGCTGATGGGCGTTGCGAACCGTACCGACTACGACCTGGGCGTGCACAATGAGCACTCTAACGCGAAGCTTGAGTACTTCGACCAGGCTACCGGCGAGCGTTACGTGCCGTACGTGATTGAGCCGTCCTTCGGTCTGACCCGCTCCATGATGGCGTTCCTTGTTGACGCATACGTCGAGGATGAGGCACCGAACACTAAGGGTGGCGTGGATAAGCGCGTCGTGCTGAAGCTCGACCCGCGCCTGGCACCGGTGAAGGCTGCTGTTCTGCCGCTGTCCAAGAAGGCTGAACTGTCTGAGCCCGCAACCAAGCTGGCGAACGAGCTGCGTGGCCTGTGGAACGTGGATTACGACGAGGCGGGCGCTATTGGTCGCCGTTACCGCCGCCAGGATGAGATCGGTACTCCGTTCTGCATCACCGTGGACTTTGACACTCTTGAGGATCAGGCTGTGACCATCCGCGAGCGCGACACCATGAACCAGGAGCGTGTGGCTCTGGATCAGGTGAAGTCTTACCTGGCTGCACGCCTGGCAGGCTAAAAATAATTTATAACATGGTCGGCGGGTAGCCTCTTAGAGCGAAAGAGGCTACCCGCCGTCGTGTATTTGGGCTACCCTGGTTAGACTGATTGGCACGTTTGACGCGAGCGAAGGAAAGGTGCACGGATATGGCTGAACGCCTCAGCGAAAAATTTGAGATTCGTCCTTGGCAGGAGGGTGATGACCTTGCCCTGCTTGAGATTTGGAACTCTGCCCGTAATGAGGTTGAGGAGCGCCAGCGTGGCCTTTTCGGCCCGGACAGTGACGCGCCGTTTAGCCGTACCCTGGTGGTGACTGTTTCTGGTGTGCCGGTGGCTGCGGGTACTGTGGTTGCTTCGCTACTGCATCCGACGCGTTTGTGGTCCTATGTGGAGGTCGCGGCTGACCACCGCCGTCAGGGTATTGGTACCGCCCTGCTGGATGCGTTGCGTGAGATTGCGGCGGCGCACGGTCAGACCACTGCTCTGCGCGTGAAGCTGGCGCCGTTTAGTGACGGTGAGGAGTTCGCGCAGGCTGCTGGTATGAAGCTGATTCAGCGTTCCCGTATGGTGCGTGTGGAGCCGGGGGCGATTCCTCCGGTGTCTTTGCGTGAGGACGCTGACGGTAACGAGACTCAGGCGATTGAGGATTTGGCGACCGGTTCGGTGGAGCTGACTTCTGCGCTGTGGAATTTCTACCGCCGCGCCCACGAGTGGGATGTTCCTGCTGAGGTGGGTCTGGGTACCGTGAACCGCTATTTCCTCTCGGATGAGGTGCGTGCCTTTGGCGCCGTGGTGCTTCGCGACCATATTCGTGAGGCTGCCGCTGAGGGTAAGAAGGGCCCGATTGTTGCGTTTGCGGTGAGCTACCACCCCTTTGAGACTGACCCGGAGGCGGCGCTGGTGGATGAGAAGACCGCCACGGAACTGCTGCTGGGCTACGACTTCGATAATGAGGGCGCTGTGGAGGCGATTATGCAGGTGCTGTCCCTGCTGAGCGCTAAGTACCCGGTGCTGGTTGAGGTTGACGACGCCATGGAGGCGCTGGTTCAGGTGACCGACGTGCTGCTGCGTGCCGGCACTGCCTCGGTGGAGGGTGACCCGACCTATATTTACGTGACCGAGTAGGTTCGAGAGTAGATTCTCGAGTAGGTTCGTAGGTTGCCAAGTAGATTCTCGGTACTGAACCTGCTGGCTGACTCTTGCTGAAGGGGCGGGGGAGTGGAATGCTCCTCCGCCCCTCTCGCGTACCTGCGCCTCCTCACGGTTGCTGAGCTTGCACAGTGCTCCTGTACCCCCTCAGCTGAGTCCGGTTCTCGATTTGCCCCCGTATGCCACAATATAGGGGTGAATTCTGAAGCACCCCGTCTTACCCTTCCGCCCCTGAAACTGGGCAATCTGACCGTTGATACTCCCGTGGTTCTCGCCCCGATGGCTGGCGTGACCAATAAGGCTTTCCGCCGCCTCTGCAGTGAATATGGCGGCGGCCTGTACGTTACCGAAATGGTGACTGCGCGCGCCCTGGTGGAGCGTAAGCCCGAGTCCATGCGCATTATTGAGCATGACCCGGACGAGAAGATCCGCTCCATCCAGATTTACGGTGTGGACGCGGTCAACGTCGGTAAGGCTGTGCGCATGGTCGTTGAAGAGGACCGTGCCGACCACATTGACTTGAACTTTGGTTGCCCGGCTCCTAAGGTGACTCGCCGCGGTGGCGGTGCCGCCCTGCCCTGGAAGACTGACCTGTTCACTGCGATTGTGCAGACCGCGGTGAAGGAGGCGTCCCGCAACGATATTCCGCTGACCATTAAGATGCGTAAGGGCATCGACGATGACCACATTACGTTCTTGGAGTCCGCCAAGATCGCGCGTGATGCCGGTGTTGCGGCGATTGCCTTGCACGGTCGTACTGCGGCTCAGCATTATTCGGGTAAGGCTGACTGGGATTCGATTGCGCAGCTGCGTGAGCTGATTCCGGATGTGCCGATCCTGGGTAATGGCGATATTTTCTCCGCCGAGGATGCGGTGCGCATGGTCGAGCAGACCGGCGTGGACGGCGTGGTGATTGGTCGCGGTTGCCAGGGTCGCCCGTGGCTGTTTGGTGACCTGCAGAATGCGTTTGAGGGTTCGTCGGAGCGTATCCGCCCGACCCTGACTGAGGTGTCGGACATGATTTACCGCCACGCAGAACTGCTGGTGGAGACTTTCGGCGATGAAACCCGCGGCCTGCGCGAGATCCGCAAGCACGTGGCGTGGTACTTCAAGGGTTACCCGGTTGGTGGCGAGTTGCGCGCGAAGATGGCTCAGGTGCCCGACCTGGCGACGTTCCGTGAGCTGATTGCTCAGCTGGACCACTCGATTGGTTACCCGGGTGCCGCCGTTGAGGGTTCGCGCGGTCGCGCCGGCAGCCCCAAGCAGCCGCACCTGCCCGATGGCTGGCTGGATTCGCGCATCCTGGGGGACGCTGAGCGTCTGGGCCTGGCGGAGGCTGAGCTGGATATTTCCGGCGGCTAAACACCTGTACTTGTGTGCCGCGGCGTGCTGTTTGCGCGTCGCGGCGCATCCTTTTTGTGAGCCTGTTCGTGCGTTATTTCCCGCGCCTATAACGCCTGCAGAGGCTACCTGTTGACCCTCACCGTAGAATTGAGTTTATGGCTGGATTAATCCGCAAAGAAGACATTGACGAAGTCCGCGCCCGTACCGATATCCGCGAAATCATTGAAGGCTATGTGAGCCTCAAAAGCGCCGGTATAGGCACCTTCAAGGGGCTGTGCCCGTTCCACGACGAGCGCACGCCCTCCTTCAATGTGCGCCCGCAGGTCGGCTCGTACCACTGCTTTGGCTGCGGTGAATCCGGTGACGTGTACTCCTTCGTCATGGCGATGGAACACACCAGCTTCGTTGAGACGGTGGAGCGTCTAGCCGCCCGTATTGGTTACACCCTGCACTATGAGGGCGGTAAGCCCGGTGACCGCTACGAGGCGGGTATGCGCCGCCGCCTGCTTGACGCGCACAAGATTGCCGCCGAGTTCTTTGAACGTAACCTCTATAGCGCTGATGCTCAGGAGGCGCAGCGCTTCCTCGGCGCCCGCGGTTTCGACCCCGCCGCTACCCGCAAGTTCGGTGTCGGCTACGCCCCGCGCGGCTGGGACCATCTGCTCAAGCACCTTCGCTCCCAGGGTTTCACTGATGAGGAGCTGAAGGCTACCGGCATGTTCTCGGAGGGCAACCGCGGCCTGTACGACCGCTTCCGCGGCCGCATCATCTGGCCCATCCGCACCATCGCCGGTGAAACCATCGGTTTCGGTGCCCGCCGCCTCTTCGACGACGACCAAGGCCCCAAATACCTGAACACCCCCGAGACACAGCTGTACAAGAAATCCCAGGTGCTCTACGGCATTGACCTGGCAAAACGCGATATGACCAAGACCAAGCAGGTCGTCATCGTGGAAGGCTACACGGACGTCATGGCGGCACACCTCGCCGGCATCACCACCGCCGTTGCCACCTGCGGCACCGCGTTCGGTCCCGGCCACATCAAGATGGTGCGCCGCATGATTACCGATGACGGCTCCGGCGGCGAAATCATCTTCACCTTCGACGGCGACGCCGCAGGCCAGAAAGCCGCCATGGCCGCCTTCCAGGAGGACCAGCGCTTCGTCGCGCAGACCTTTGTGGCGGTTGCCGAGAACGGCATGGACCCCTGCGACCTGCGCCTGCACAAGGGCGACGCCGCCGTGCGCTCCCTGATTGCTTCGCGCCGCCCGCTCTTCGAGTTTGCGATTGATTCGACCCTCGCCAAGTACGATTTGGCGACCCTTGAAGGCCGCGTGCTGGCGATGCGCGCTATCGCCCCGATTATTGCCGGCATTAAGGACCGCGACCTGCGCCCCGCCTACATGCGTAAGGTATCCGGTCAGCTCGGGCTGGAGCTCGACGAGATTCAGCGTGCCGTAGCGTACGCGCAGAACCACCCGAAGCTTTCTCGCTCCCAGCAGGCGGAGGCTACCGCCGCCGCGCCGCGTTACGAGCGTCTGAACGAGGGGGCGCAGGGAGTGTCGGGCACGCCGGGCTATGCGGGCGCTCAGGGTTACGTGGGCGCGCCGGGTTACGCGGGTGCTCAGGGCGCAGTTCATGCTGACGCGCCCTACGACCCCGCCTACGACGCACCGCCACCGGAAGACCACGCCGCGCCCAGCGCTTACGCCGGGCAGAACGCTGCCGCGCACCCGCCGAGCAGCATTCAGCCCACCGCACCCCAGCCGGAGGCGACCGCCCCCGCCGTTGAGGAATTCCTCACCCCCGACCCGCGCGACCCGGTTGCCCGCCTCGAAAAGGCGGCGCTCGAGATTGCCCTGCAGCACCCCGAGCTCATCAGCGTGGAACAGTGGCGTAACCTCGCCACCGTGCAGTTCCGCTACCGAACCCACCGCGAGGTGGCCGCCGGTATTATTCACGCGGCAACCGTCATGGCGCCCACCCCCGGCATCGAATGGATCAACTGCGTGCGCTCCGGCGCTGTGGAGGGAGTGCACCCCGCCATCGCGGAGCTTGCAGTCTCACCGCTACCGGTCAGCAGCGCCGAGCGTCTGCCCGGTTTTGTGACTGGTGCGCTCAACGCCCTGTTTGAACAGCAGATTGCCCGCCAAAAATCCGACCTGATGATGCGCCTGGAACAGCTCAGCGCCAACCCCGACGACGAAGAGTTCGAAGCCGTACAGCGTCAGCTCCTCGAACTGGAAATGCGCCGCCGCCAGCTCACAGCCCAGCGCGGCTAAGTACGGTTCCTTGTGAATACCCCGGCTGCCTGCAGAACCTCTACGTTCCACAGGTAGCCGGGGAATACCGCGGGGTAGAAGCTTCCCTCACCACCCAAACCAGCCACACAGCCAACCACACACCCCAAAAGTGATGCACTTCATAGCATTTCAAGTTGCGGAGCCCAAACAGCCCCGGTATAGTTATTACTCGTTGCAAGGGAAACCAGCAACGAAAACAAAATAATCCCCCGTAGCTCAATTGGCAGAGCATTCGACTGTTAATCGAAGGGTTACTGGTTCGAGTCCAGTCGGGGGAGCAAATATAGCAAGAGTCCCAGAACGAAGTTCCGGGGCTCTTGCTATATACGTTCCTCTGGCTCGAACCAGTAACCCCCCCCGCCTTCCCCCAAGCCCCCCCCACTTTTATTTGAGCCGTAATGAGGTTGTCCATGACTGAACCCAAGACACAAGTACACTGCTGTTGTAAGTCCTGTCTTAACAATAACAAAGGTACATGCTCTGCTAACGCAATCCGAATCGGCGGGACGGGCAAGTGCAAGTGCTATGTGGCAGCCAAAGACGTCATGAACACATCTCGTTATGGCTCACGGAGGTGATCCGATGCCAAGGAAGAGTATGCACGTGTGCTTCTATCCCGGTTGTCAGGAGCTTACGAGAGAACGATATTGTGAGAAGCATCATAAGACTTCGTACGACGACCGAAGAAAAAGCGCAGCTAAACGAGGGTACGGGTCGAAGTGGGCGAAAGCCCGACTTGCGTTTCTAGCTGAACACCCAACGTGTGAGTGTGAGCGATGCAAGGCATCAGGACAGCCGTTACCCGCGGACGTGGTGGACCACATCATTCCGCATAGAGGGAATCAGAAGCTGTTCTGGGATACGAAGAACTGGCAAGCTATGAATCACGTGTGCCATAATCGTAAGACAGCGAGCGAGGACGGCGGCTTCGGCAACCGTTCTTGTAATTGAGAAAATATAATTTTAATTGAGAATGAGAAGAGGCCCCCCGGTCAAAAAAGTTATGAGGCACGAAGCCCAGACCGTGGCGGTCTCTTCTTTGTAAAAACTTCGTGAAATGAGAGGGACTCTGAGAAAGGAGGAAGGCGCTATGGCAGGACGACCGGCTAAGCCGATTGAGCTTCATCTGCTCAATGGGAACAAACGGCACTTGACGAAGGCCGAAATTGAACAACGAAAAAAGTCCGAAGTGAAGCTCGGCGAACATAAACTGGTTTGCCCTAGCTATGTTCGCCAGGACAAGAACGCTTACAAGAAGTGGAAAGAAATCGTCAAGCTCTATAAGGACATAGACTTCGTAAGCTCGGCGGACGTCGGGCTTATGGCTCGATACTGCATGGCGTTCTCCGAATATATTAATCTTACCGAACACCGAAAGGTCTGTGCGACAATCCGAGTCGACACTGAGAACGGAGAGGACGCCGATATGGTGAAGGCCCTGGAAGGGAAATATTCTCCGAAGACGGCTGCCAAGATGTTTGAGAAGATTGAGTATGTATTCTCTGTGTCGGGAGTGATTGCCGTCGATAAGGCACTGAATGCTAAGATGTCAGCACTCGTTCAGATGGAAGACCGACTATTCCTCAACCCTCTGGCCAAGGTCCGGAACATTCCGAAGAAAGAAGTAAAGGAAGAAGATCCTCTGGCAGGAAAGGGGTTCGGTAATGTATGACACTTACCGACGAACTCATTCAATACAGTAAGGACTGCATAGCCGATACGCGGCACGTCTGCCAGAAGCACCGATGGGCGTGTGAACGGTTCCTCAACGATTTAAAAAAATCAGGAACGAAAGAATTCCCGTACATATTCGACGAAGAGAAAGCCCTGCGGTTCTTCGAGTGGGCGGCCCTTCATAAGCATACGAAAGGCGTTCTTGCGGGAGAGCCTATCGAGTTTACTCCGATACAGCGGTTCATCTTCGGTAACGTGTACGGGTGGGTACACCAAGACACAGGACGCAGACGGTTCCGCAAGGCTTACTGGCAGGTCGCCAGGAAGAACGCAAAGTCGCAATCGCTGGCAATCGTCGGCGATTATGAGCTGATGGCACTTGGTGAGCCGATGAGTGAAGTCTATATCGGTGCGACGAAGTCGATGCAGGCTAAGATTATATACAACGAAGTCGTGGCCATGCTGAAGCGGTGCCCGCTTCTTAAAGGTAAATGGCATGAGTCATACGGAGTCATTCGTCATCCGAAGAGTGATTCAATCCTCAGAGCCCTGTCGAAAGACGACGGCAAGACCGGCGATGGGCTCAACCCTCAATGCGGCTTAATCGACGAATACCACGCTCACCCGACCGATGAGATTCTTGAAGTTATTAACACCGGTATGGTTGCCAGACGGCAGCCACTTCTTTTTATTATCACAACGGCGGGTACGAACTTCGGCGGTCCGTGTTACCGAGTTGAGTATCCGCTTGTTGAGAAGATCCTCGACCCGTCGCTCGACTTCGACGTCGCTGATTACTTCTGTATGGTCAATGAGCTTGACCGAGACCAGGAAGGGAACCTTATCGACGATGTCAAAGATGAAGAGCGTTGGGTGAAAGCGAATCCGATTGCAGCGACCTATCCCGAAGGCCTGGCGAATATTCGCAGTAAGTTAGCCTCGGCCCTAGAGAGCCCTGAGAAGATGGAGTCGTTCCTCACGAAGAACATGAACCTATGGGTTAACCAGTCCGCTATGTCGTACATGGATATGGCTAAGTGGAAGGAACGAGGAGCGATTACGGAGATACCCGTCGACACGTACGGCAGATCCGCATACGTCGGCATTGACTTGTCGAAGCGTATTGACCTTACGGCGGCGGGCATTATATTACCAATCGACGGTGACGGCACGGTCCAGTACGTGGTCAGGGCTCACGGCTTCATTCCTGAAGATACCGTCGCTGTACACGAGAAGACCGATAAGGTCCCGTATCGTGCCTGGGCGAAGGCGGGGTACCTTACGATTACGCCAGGCGATGTCGTCGACTACCGCTTCATCGAGTCGTGGATACACGAGACAACCGACGACCTCGGTGTGAACGTGAAGGAGCTATGCTATGACCCTTACAACGCGACTCACTTTGCACAAGATTTCGACGCCCAGGGCATTACGACTGTAGAAGTCAGACAGGGGATGCGGACGCTGTCCGAACCGACGAAAGCGTTCCGAGAAGAAGCTTACCGAGGGAATATCCTTCACGAACCGAACCCGCTTCTTGACTGGGCGATCAGCAACGCCGTAACGAAGCGCGATCATAACGAGAACATTATTCTCGATAAAGAGAAGTCGACAAACCGCATCGACCCGATAGCGGCAGTCATTAACGCTTTCAGCCGTGCACGAGTTACGGCTGAAGAAGATATGAGTGACTATGTACTGTCCGACGACTTTAGTCTATAAGGAGAAACCCATGAAAATAATCCGAAAATATATTGATGACCTACTGCTTATAACAGGCTTCATCTTGTTGGTGATTGCCGGTGCCTACGTAAGCCCTGTGGTCGCCCTGTACACGGCGGCCGTTGAGTGCTTATCAGGTGCGTACCTTATAAGCTATACGTACGGCCGAAGTAAAGGAGTAGATGACGATGTTCGTTCGTAACTGGATACAGAATCGAGGAGCGTCGGGTCAACTCTTTACAGGCGGCGATAACGGCACCCTATCGAATCCCGCACAGTGGCTCATCGATGCCATAGGCGGCAGCTCGACGGTGACACCTGAGAAGGCGGCGAAGAACTCGAACGTCTCGGCGTGTGTGTCGATACTCGCTGACGACGTCGGCAAGCTTCCGATTCACACGTTTAATAAGCAAAAGAAAGACCTCGGTATGGCGCATCCCGTTGCTAAGTTACTATATGAACGTCCGAACCCGTTCATGTCGGCCTTCGTCTTTAAGCAGACGATTCAAGGGCAGGTAGGTATCTACGGCAAGGCGATAGCTTATATAGAATGGGGAAAGGACTGATACCCTGCG